TTTCAAGAAGTTTAGAAATAGACGTTACAGCTACTACTATAGTTTTAAATGTTTCTGAAACTAATAAGATAGAATCAGTTACAGGTAATGATATAGTTCTTGTTAACGGTATTAAGCAAGCTTTAGTAGCAGCTGACGATTCATTATATGGTATAGCTAACGTAGCAGTGCTTAATGACCAATCGTTCGAGCATTTCGAAGTTGGTATTACTTCTACAAGTGGTGACGCAATTACTGCAACTGTTGAAACAATGGCATTTACATTTGCTAACAATTCTGAAGGTAAACGTCTTTTAAACGATAAAGGACTAGTTGGTAAAGTTTTTGACGGTAAAGTTTCTATTAGCTGCGAATTAACACTTTTATTTGACGCTTCAAACGCTAGATTTATTGAAGAAAGCAAATTAGGTAAAGAGTTTGATATAGTTATTGAATGTGTAAATAATACTGGAGATAGTTTAAAAATAACTATGCCAACAGGAACATTAACACCTGTAACACCTGAAATTAGTTCTCCAACTGCTATTTCAACAACTGTAACATATAGACCGTTTAAAGACGGTGTAAACGACGCTATTGTTTTTGAACTTTTAAATACAAAAGCTACTTACTAGGTTTAAATACCTAGTTTAAGAATTTAACTTCTCTTTTAGATATAATCTAAGAAAGAGGTTAATAAAATGAAAATACTACTTATCATGTTGATATCTTTATCAATATATGCAAAATCTAACTACAATAATCCAATTTACACTACTGTTAAAAAAGACTTTAATTATTATTTTGATAAACATAATGAAATAAAAAAACTTAAAAAAGAATTTAAATATCAAAAATATATAAATGATAGATTAACTTTAAAAGAATTAAATCAACGAAAACGTTAAATTGACTTTAATATTTAAACATTGTATAATTTCCATAATTAAAAAAGAGAGGTTATATAATGAAATTAAATGTTAAACATACTATCGTAAAAGTAAATGAAAAAGATTTAGAAATTGAAGACGATAAATTTGAATTATCTATAAAAGTGTTAACTTATAAAGAAAACTTAGAAATTATGGACGAATTCGATATTAAATCTGAAAAAACTTCTGAACAAGAATTAATGGATTATGCAAAATCTATTTTTGTTAATACTGTAATCTCTTGGAAAGGAATAGAGGACGGAGAAGGTAAAGATTTAGAATGTAATAATAAAAATAAAGCTGCTATATTTGATTTTAATCCAGCTTTTGCTGAAAAAGTAATATCTAATGCTTCAAAAAAGGTAACAGATACTAAAAAAAAATAATAAAATTATGCAAATGGTCGCTTTTCAACTCTGAAACTTGCGCTATTTGCATAAAACACACTAAAAAACAAAAGAAAGAAACTCCATGTGTTTTAAAAAACAATCCAAACAATATTAATTATGAAGAAAATAACGGTGAATTTGTATGTAAATTTAAACGTCCAGACTCTTCTTTAAAAATAGATTCACAGCTTAAATTAGTATTTAACAGTTTACAGATAGTTAATCATAATAATAAATTAGACATTCCTGGAATAATGAATTATTTAAGTATGTTTTTATCAGATTTAGAAGTAGAGTTGTTTTTAGATATAATTCAAGAAATAGATATAGAATTAAAAGATAAAAATAAAGAAATGATATAAGAGGTATTTAATAATGAAATTTCAAATTGAATTGCAATTAAAAGAACAAGGAACTAAGATTGATAGATTAGAAAAAGATCTTAAAAAATTAGGATCCACTTCTAAAAAAACTCAAAAAGATTTATCAGGATTTAGTAAAACTGTAGGTAATATGACTAAGGCACTTGCTGGATATGTTGCTGTTTCTAAAGGTTTAGAAGTAAGTGCAGGTTTTGTAAAAGGTATAATTAAAACTGCTGCAGCTTTTGAAAGATATGAAGCTATCCTTAGCACACTTGAAGGTTCTAATAAAAAGGCTAAAAAGAGCTTTGAATGGATTAAAGATTTTGCTAAGACAACACCATTTGAATTAGAAAAAGTAACAGAAGCTTATGTGAAAATGAAATCATTTGGTCTTGATACTAATAATCTTAGAACATATGGAGACGCTGCAGCAGGAATGGGTAAAGACGTTATACAAGTAGTAGAAGCTATGGCTGACGCAGTAACAGGACAAAATGAAAGACTTGTAGATCTTGGAATTAAAGGTGCGATAGCTGGAGATAAAATAGTTTATGCTTGGACAAATGCAAGTGGTGACGCTAAAACAATAGTTTTAGAGAATAATAAAAAGATAATTGAATCTACGTTGAGTGCAATATTTAACAGTAAATATAAGGGAGGAATGGATAAATTATCTAGAACATATGAGGGTTTAACTTCAAATGTTGCAGACGCATATACACAACTGCAACAAAAAATAGCAGCAGAAAGTGGACTATTTGATAATGTTAAAGAATCAGTATCAATACTTATTAAAGAATTTGATAATTTAGCACCAGATACAAAATCTATTCAAACATTTGGAAATGTAATGAGATTAATGATTAGAGGTTCATTAGAAGGTTTGGTAGCACTAATAAAAACTTTTGGATTTTTGTCAAAAGGTGTAAATGCATTTGGATCTGGATTTACTATAGTGTCTAATGCAATAAAGATTCAACTAAATAATATGACAATATCATTTATAGAAACTCAAAAAACTATAGTAAAAATAGCTTGGTCAATAAGACAATCTTTAGCAAATATAATGCCTGGTGATAAATTTCAAAAACAAGCTGACGGACTTGTAAAAACATATAAAGAATTAGATAAGAAGGTAATAGAAATAAGAAAAAGTAGTCAAGTTGAAAATGCAAAGCTTGCTGAAGAAGGTTTTAAAACAGCTAAAAACTATGTTGTAGCTGAAAAGAATAAGGCAAAAGTAATAGAAGATATGGTATCTGTTATAGATAAATTAAAAGCTCCAATGAGAGATAAAACATTAGCAGAAATAGAATCAATTAAAGTATCTAGAGAACTTGCAAATGAAAATGAAAAAGTTGCAAAAAATGCAAAAGTTGCAGGAGCAATGAATGGAACTTTATCAGACGGTATTAATTCTATTAAAGACGCTCAATCTGGCGTTAAATCTATAGGATTTACTGATTATTTAAGAGCGATAGGTCAAGAATCTAAAGCTGCTACAATAGAACTAAATGCTCAAGTTGCTGCTATGTTAGCTTCAGATAAATTTACACCTAAGCAAGTTGAACAATTTAAAGCTGTTAAAACTAAAGAAATAAAGTCAAATGAAGCAGATAAAAATGCAGAAATAAATAATCAAAAGCTACAAAACGATTTATTTTATTACGAGCAAACAAAGAATTATGAAAAAGCACAACTTACTGAAATGAATTTGTACAAGCAAGAATTATTATCAAGTGACTATTCTAAGCAAGAACAGTTAGATTTAGAAAATGTTAAAGTTGACGAATTAAAATTAAAATATGCAGGATTAAGAGATCAAGAGTTAGAAAGTCAAACAAGTTTATCAGCTGGATTTAATACTTATATGAATGATTTAGAATCAAGATCAAGTAATTATTCAGGAATGGTAAATTCAATGCTTCAGAGCACAGAAAATATAATGGCTAATTCAATGAATAGTTTATTTGATCAAGCAGCAGAAGGATCTCTAAATTTAGAGGAAACTATGAAGCAAATGACAGCTTCTATATTAAAAATGATACAACAAATGATTACTAAAATGATAGTAATGAAGGCAATACAAGCAGCAACAGGTGGTTCCGGTGGAGGTTTTTCTTCTCTATTTGCAAATGCAAATGGTGGAGTATATGACGGAGGTAAAAAAGTTAATGCATACGCAACAGGTGGAGTAGTTAATTCTCCAACATATTTCCCAATGCAGGGTAATAATGTTGGGCTTATGGGAGAAGCTGGACCAGAGGCAATTATGCCTCTAACAAGAGACGGGCAAGGTAGATTAGGAGTTAGAAATTCAGGCGGAGGAGAAAGTTCTAAAGCTGGTAATATAACTATAAATAACCATTCTAACGCTAATGTATCAGCTTCTAAGCAAAGTAACGGAGACACAGTTATAACTGTCAAAATGTTAGAAGAAATAGATCAAAGATTAGCAGCAAGAAGCTTACAGGGCCGTTCAGAAAGTGATAAGGTAATGAATGCAAAATACAATATGAATAGACAATATTAATTTTGTGTTTTATATTAAAATAGTATATAATAAACTTAAAAAAGAGGTTAGTTAAATGATTAATAAAGAATTATTAAATATTTTTAAAGGTTCAAATAGAACTAGAGTTGTTGAATCAATAGAATTAACACATACAGAAACAGGTCTTAATTTGTATTTATGCAAATATCCTACAATTCTAGATTTAACAACTGAAGACGATACAACACATACATTTATACCTACTAATTTTATAGTAACATTACCTCCATATCAAGAAAATGGACATTTAAATATAAATGTTACGTTTTCAACTGTTGGATTTTCTCAAATGAAAGAATTAGAAAATATTCTAAGAAATAGTGAAGAAAAGTTAGTAATTAAATACAGAATTTATACAGAAAATAACTTTAAATATCCTCAAACTCAAGCTCCATTCGTTTTTACTATTGACGCAGTAGATATACAGCAAAGAAATGTATCTCTTTCTGGAAGCTTATTATTGAGCGTTCAAACAGCTATACCCAATCGTGATTATACAGTAGAATCGTTTAGAGGTCTAAAATATTTATAATGAAAGATATTAATGATTTTATAGGAATCGGATATAATGCTAAAAAATTCAAGAAAATAGAAGACAATGAAACAAATTGTAATGGATTAATTTCTGAATTAGACAGTCATTACAAAACATTTATTGAAGATTATGATAAGGGTAATTTTTCCTATAAAAGAAGTAAAAATTCAGTAGATAAATTTTACTATAAAGTAGATTTTGATAATAGAAAAAAAGACGATATAATTTTCATAAAAGATAGAGGTAAGAAATTCTGGACGCATGTTGCAAAACTTGTAAATAAAAATGAGTATATACATAATTCTATGGGTAAAAATGGATCAAATATTGAAAATATATCTATGTTAAAGTTTTTTAATCATGAATTTCAAATTTATAGAAAAAAAGAGGTAATAGAAAAATGAAAGTTAATTTTAAAGAAGTTGGTGTGAGTGCTGATATAAATGATACTACATTTGAAACTATAGAAATTGAATATAAATATCTATATGAAGTTTTGTTTAAACAATTTCCTAATGGATTTGAAACTGAAAAATTAGTTTATGTCAATAAGCAATTAGTAGATTTTGAAGATTTTGATAAATTTGAATTAATAGAAAATGATTTAGTTTTAATAGCTGAAAATGTAGGTGCTGTAGCAGTTCCATTTTTGATTATGATAGTTATTAATATTGTTATATCTTTAATATTATATATGCTAATGAAACCAGATAAACCAACTACAACTATCGCAGGTTCTGTATACAGCGGTTCAGTAAAACAAATAGAAGCAGGCTTAAATGATTCTATTCAGATTCAATATGGACAGTTCAGATTCTATCCAAAATTAGTAGCTGCAACATATAAATTTTATATATCAAATATTGAATATCACTTGATACATACATGTTCCGGAATGGGTAGTGTTCAACCTATAAAATACTATTTGAATGATACTAATATTGTTGACTTAGTAGATATTAATCAAGTTAAAACATACAATTCAAAAAGAGGAAGCAAGTTAAATTATTTAGCTGAAACTATTACAGCTTTCGGTCAATCAGCTAATTCTACATATTTTGGATTAGTTTCTCATGCCCCTAAGGAATTAGAGAATATTACTATAAATGCAGTTGAATCAACAGTTAGAGAAATTGGATATACAGTAATAAATCCAGATACAACTAAAATATCTAAGATATTAGTTAATATAGCATTTGAGAATGGAATATATGGACAAAACGATACAGGTAGTGATATTGCAGCTGCTGCAGTAATGAATATAATTATTAAAGAAATTGACGATAATGATATAGAAACTGGATATCAAATAACTAGAAATCTTAATTATACAAGATTAAATAGAACTCCACAAAGATTTACAGAAAAATTTGACGTAAAAGAAGGTAGATATAAAATATATGTTAACAGAACAGACTCTAAAGATTCAAGGAGTAATAATGGGGCTAAATTAGTTGGAGTTATAGGAATTGAATCAGATACAGGATTTACAGCTGCTGACGATTTAACATTAACTAGTTTTTTAGTAAAAGTGGGTGAAGGTTTTAGTGCAACTTCAGGATTAAAAATGAATATTTTAGCTGAAAGAGATCCAGAAATTATTGGAGGAGAAACTTTAAAATTCAATACACTTTTGGATTTTGTTAAAGATATCTGGCAAAATACAGAATATGGAATGGGCGAGAGTTTATTATCGTTAGACATTCAAGAAGAGCTTTTGGACGAATTAAGTTTAGTTTTAGATAAGAAAGACGACGCATATAAGCAGCTTCAAAATGTATTAAAAAGTTTTGGATATTACATATATCCTTATTTAAATCATTTTGTAATTAAAAAAGACAAACTAAGAAATGAAAGAACTTTATTATTTACGTCTAAAAATACTAAAGAGATTACATTTTCTTATAAATTACAAGACGAAAACAAAAAGTTAGAGGGTGTACAGGGTAAATATATAAAAAGTGGAGATTTGAATTTTACTGATATAACATATCCAGACAACATGAAAACTTATACGTCTACAACGCTATTAGGTATAAATTCAGAAGATAAAGCCCTTGAGTTTCTTAAAACATTTTATAATAAAAAGAAAAAACAACTAAAAAACTGTCAAGTTAAAACTGATTTAGAGGGTCTAGTTCCAGAATTAGGATCTCGCGTCGGTGTTGCTACTGATTATTTAGATAATTCGATTACAGTAGAAGGTAAAAGTTTAATAAATGGTATTTGTGTATTAAAACAAAAGGTTAAATTATTAGCAAACACACAATACTACGCATATGTAGAAACTGAAAATAATTTTACTTTTGAAATGTCAACATTAGTAATTTCACCGATTGATATATTTACTGATATAATTACATTTACAGATTCAGGATTAGGAATAGATTCAGATACTAAGTTTATTATTTCAATTGGAGATAGAGTTGAAGTAATAGAAGATTATTTAATTACAGATATAAAGCCAGGTGAATTTAATGAAGATATAAACTCTCCGACAGAAGTTAACTTAATTTTAAAAGAATATTTACCTGATTTATATCCAGAAGGAGGTCGAGAACAATGCTTATATTAGAAGAATTAAACAAAGTTAATAGCCTAGATTTCGATATAGATTTAGGCTTTTCAATTACTGAATTTATGAGTAGTTATCGTAAAAGATTTCATACGTCAACATATTCTAAGATAAATATAAATATGTTTTATACAAGAGAAGAATTACAACTTTTCGAAACATTTTATGTAGAAACTTTAGAATATGGAACATTACAATTTGAAGCTGATTTCTTGAATGAAGGTGTTTTAAAAACTTATGAAATAGTTACAGATCCAGTTATTTCTGACATTGAAGCTAATTTATTTAATGTAAAACTTGTAGTTATAGAAAGAGAGACTATAGCTAATCAATATTGTTTAACACTAAATAGTTGTTTGTCAAATATGTTAAATAATTTAAATGATATAAATACGTCTTTAAGTAATAATGTCTGGGCACAAACTGATAAAAAGCAGTTAGCAACATGTTTACTAAATCATTTTAATATGACAACAGTAGATATAAATTGTTATAGAGATATACCACTCGTAACAGATCAAGATATAATTTAAGGAGGCTTATAATGATAGCAACTAATCCATTTCCATTTGTAGTAGATAGTACAAGTATCGATTTACCGGCATATTTCGAGGACAATGTAGATATGAAAATAGAATACAAAAAAAGGCTTATTTCTTTAACTAATATAAAAGTTAGTGTAAACTTATCTCTATCTAAAGCTGATTATTTAATATTTACAAATTATTTAATAGGTGATATTCATTCTTCTCAATATTTTTTTAATATGGATTTAGAAATATTCGGAAAATATGAAATATTTACAGTTGATATAACTTCAAATCCAAAAGTTGTATTTAAAAATAATTATTATAGTGTTAATTTTAATGTTGTAATTGTTTAACGTAATTTACGATTTTTAATTATTTATAAAAAATGATATAATTACAAAAATTAAGAGGTATTAAAAATGGCTGGAATACAATGTGCAACAGAACTTACTAATTACATAAATGATTATAATGCTTTTTTAGCTGGTGCAGACACTGCTGACGTAACATTATCTGACGGATTTATTACACCTTCTTATCAAAAATTTGCATTATCTGAACTTTTAAGAACAGGTGTAAAATGGTCTGCAACTGAAATATATCAGCCAGACGACGTAATAAGCAGAAATGGGAAGCTATATGTATCTTATGTTGGCAATACAAATGTAGATCCAGAATTAGACGCTAATACATGGAAACTTGTAGAAATAGGTAGTGCAACTGAAGGTCAAGGATCTTCAGGTTTTTTAAGTTTTGATTCAGCTTCAGGATCAATAATAACTAGTAAAAATGTATTATCAATGTCTCAAGTTAGCGCCGGAGCATATATAACAGAAAATGAAATTATACTAGATCCGTCTATAGCTGCAGCTGCAGGAACGAAAAATTTATTTATAGTGTCACATTCAAGTGTAGGTATTGATTTGTCAGGAGTTGACGCAAATGCTACAGGATATCCTAATAATCATTCTTTAGCGTTTGGAGTAGCATTAAATAGCGGTAATACAATCAAATTAGTAAATAATGGACCAGTTGTTTTAAATAAAACATTTAGAGTTGATATACAATTCTTTAATGTAACTTAAAAAAGAGGTATAATAATGACAGATCAAGAAATAATCGACGGAAGCTGTGCTCTAAAGACAAGATTTAATGAAATATTGTATAATTTTCCAGGAAATTATACAGACGGAATACCTAATTTATCAGATTTAAAAGTTGCTAATGATATAAAAACTGGACAAGTGTATATATCTTCAAAAAGCTATTCAGCAGGAGATATAGTTACATATAAATTTTTAACATATGTTAGTTTAACAGATTTAAATGTTGGGAATATACCTGACGTATTAAATTCGACTGATTGGATAGTAGTTAAAACTATAAATTTAGTCAATGGAGAAATTTATTGTGCAGCTAATATATTTTTTACAATGTCATTAGATTTAACTTCTGGAGCAGTTACTGCAATATCTATAAAAGGATCTAATAATATAGATAGTATAACGCATGACGCACCGTACGAAATTACATTACATTTTAGCAATATACTTAGTCTATATGACGATTCATATCAAGTTCAATTTATGACAGAATTGGGACAAAAAGACGGTTCACTAATGGCAAATGTTATAAGAAAAGATAGTAATAGTGTAACATTTAGAGTAATATATGCAGTTAGTATATTTAGCGTTGGTATATTTCCAATTCAAAAAGCAGACTAAAAAAAGAGGTAATTAAAAATGACTGAATATGAATGTGACAAAATAATATGTTCAAATGCGTCCAATCTTAATAGTTTATTAAGAGCTGATCTAAATTCTTCAGTTGAAGGAACTAAAAGTGTTAAAACTAAAATCGCAGAAGGAACTAAAACACAATGTAAAAAATGGGTACGTACTGCATTATATAAAAAAGGTGACATAATAGCAGTAAATCAACTATTATATGTTGCTCAAGTTGATAATTCAGATAAATATCCAGTATATAATCAAGCTGAATGGACAGTTTTATTATTACCGTACACTGCAAATGCTAATAAATTAAAAGGTTATTTAATAGTAAAGCAAAACGCTGACGGAACTTTTACAATATTGAAATCTTATAATATTGATTATTGTATCATAGAAAATACATATGTAACAGCTTATTTTTTGAATAGTGATTTATATGTAAGTGCAATACTTGACGGTCCGACAGAAACTTTAGATATTGAACCTGTATCAAATACATTTCAGCATAGGGCTTATTCATATCCTTCTTTTACAAGAATATGGCTATCAGCTAATTATGTGCAACCAATGCCAGGAGCTCTAGGTAATTATAGTAATAGAGTAGAAAATGCTAAAGAACCTATTTATCAATTTGTATTTTATAACAACAAAAGTTTAATCCCTGCATAGATTTTAATTAATCTATGTTTTACGCTATAATTACAAAATAAAATAAAAAAGAGGTAATAAAAATGAGAATATTAAAAATTGAAGGACAGAAAATAGCTTTTGTAGCAATTCCAAACGAAAATGCTAACACACAAGCTGCATTTGTAGCGAAAAATAAGGATTGTATTTTAAGTGATTTTAATTTTATTCCAGGTAAAAATTACAAATACGTAAATGGTGCTGTAATAGCTGACATAGCAACAGATAATTTACAAAATATACAAAATGTTAGCAATATTTGTAAAGATTATTTATCAAAAACTGATTTTATAATGTTATATGATAATCCATTATCTTTATCAGCAGCAGATTTAACTACTGTAAAAACTTTTAGAGCAGATTGTCGTATTGCTACAGATATAGTACCAGCTATTCCAACAGTTTTAGCTATTATATTAGCTTAAAAAGAGGTTAAAAAATGAGAAAATTAATAGTGCCTGGTGCAACAATATTTAGAGGTAAAACTGGAAAAATTATAGTTCCAGGTGCTTTAATTTTATCAGGAAATGGTGATATAGTTACTCCTAATCGTCCAATTGCAGGAGGTGTTAAAGCTGGTACAGATTTAAGTCTTATATTTCAAGCTGAATATAAATATGGAAATATATCTTATGTTAATCCTGATAATATAATAAATATTGTATCTGTAACAGACCTTGGAGATAATAGCAAAGAAATACTTTTTGATTCTGATATTTTAGACACTGATATAGTTCATATATCAACAAATGATTATTCAGGAGCTACAATAAATGAACCTAAAATATTAAAAACTGATATAAATAAATTACAATTTACAACGTTTAGATTTTTATCAAATGTATTTGAAGTTTCTGATTATGAAGTTTTTATAAATATTTATAGAATAGTATAAAAGAGGTGATAAAATGAAAACAACACTAGCAGCAGTAAAATTTGATAATGCAAAAGGCGGTATAATTAACTCTAAAAATATAAGCTCTATATCATTCTATGGATCATATGCAAAAGTATACTTTGTTGACTATATACGTGACAATTTAGGTGCTCTATATCGTAACACTAATTATCCAAGAACGATATTCAATAGTTCTGCACAGTCTAAATTATTAACAGCACCTGACACAATTTTTGGCGGAAATAGTGATATTTTAGGAACTACTACTACGTACAATTTGCTTAGAATTTATACTCCTGGAAATTATTTATATAGTAGTACAGCTGACTTAAAAATGGACTTAGTTATAACTGATAGATATGCAGATAATATATTAGCATTTAATAATTTTTTAGAATTTGATTTAGAAACTTTATCAGTAATAAGTGCTAGTAGCATTTTTGATAGCTTTATTTATGATACAGCTACAGACACATTAACAGCTTACACAAATACAGATTTTGATACATTAAATGAATTTCCAATTTATACAATAGACGAGGGTAAAGTAAATAATGGCCATTCAATTAGTAATTTTACAATATTTAGTGACAGAATTGAAATACAATTTAGAAAATTAGTTTTACCATTTGGAAATATGGATCGTACAAGTTGTAGATTTAAATTCTATGGACAAACAAATGATTAAATTAACAGAACATTTTTCTTTTGAAGAATTAACTACTACAAGCCATACAAATTTATTAATGCAAAATAGACTAGAAGCTAAAGCACATTTTCCAGTTCTTTTGTGCACAGCTGATATGCTAGAAAAAATAAGAACATTATTAAATACACCTTTAACTATTACAAGTGGATTTAGAAACTTCATTTTAAATAGAAAAGTTGGAGGAAGCAAAACAAGCCGCCATTTGAGTGGATTAGCAGCAGATTTTATACCGAAGAACATGACTACAGAGGAAGCTTTTAACATTATATTGAACTCTGAACTAACTTGTTTTAGAAAAGTGATCATAGAGGGAGTAAAAGGTAAATTTTGGATACATATTACAGTTAAATTAGATTCAGACGAACCTACACAATTTTTTAGAACAGACGACGGAAAACATTATGAAGAAGTTTTTAGATAGATTATTGGAATTAATTTCAGAAGAGAATGGGAGACTATCTCACACTAAATTATGGGCAAATTTGGGAAATTTTGTTGGAACTTTTGTATTTGTATATCACTGTATAAAAACTGAAACTTTAGAACCTGAACTGTTTTTAATGTATATGTCTGTAGTAGTTTTACAACGTAGTATATCAAAAATCACTAGTAGCAAGTATAAAAACAATACTAATGATTCACTAAATTTATAGTAAGTTAATCTTATGATATAATTCAATAAAAATTATAAAAACAGGTGATTAATTATGAGTAAAGACTATGATAAAATAGAAACAGCTATAAGTGATTTGGGTAAAACTTCTGAAAAATTATCTGGACATATTGAGTATATTCGAGAAGATTTTGCAGATATAAAATCTGAATTAAAATCTATAGCTAAAATATTAGAAACTCAAATAAGACATTCAGAGGAATTGAAACATATGAAAGAAAAAATAGATAAAAATGAAGTTTGTAATTTAAAATCTGGTGAAAGAGATATAAAAATAGAGCATTTAGAGGAAAAAGTTAAATTAATGAATTCAAGATTTTCAAAAATTGCGTTTGTTCTTTTCGGTGGAATTATTAGTATTGTTGTTAAGCTAACATTAAGCCATTTTTAAATATAATTATTATTGAGAGGGCCGATAGATCTTGTCTACCGGCTAAGGTATTTGGAAGATATTTTTAAGAGAATCACTCTATACCGACAATTAGCCGTTTACAGTTAATATTATATCACTTAAATCTAAAAAGACTTAAGTTAGGGTTTTAATCTAAAAAGATTATGTTTTTTAAAATCTATGGAGTATTTTTACTTAAAATATTTTAACTCCTTTGCTAACTTATATAGTAATAAGTATATAAATTCAAAAATAATACATTATTACTCTGTTTTCATACAAATTTCATTATTTATATCAAAACTATAATTAACATATATTCTTACATTCATTAAACTATCATAACTCACCATTTTTCTTAATTTAAAATTTTTAGGATCCATTTTAAATCTATTATATATTTCATTAATTTTTGAAACTCTTTTATATTCATTATTTAAAAATTTCCATATCTTGAAATTTAAAGAACTTTTTAGTTTTACGTTATCTTTAACTAAATCAATAAAAAAAGGTTCTAATCTTATATTATTTCTTAAAACTGGATTAACATAATGTCTTTTACTTAGTATTTGAGCTGCGCCGTTTATATCTGCATGTATCTCAAATCCTTCTTTAGTAATAAATAATCCTCTCTTTTCTCTATTTCCTGCATATTCAGTTCTAAATTTAGGTTCTTCAAGATCAAGAAAAGAAGTTTTAGACGTGTAATCTTCTTTAATAAAATTTATTTTAACACCATTTTTTTTAGCGTAATCTTTCATTTTACGTTTTAATAGATAATAAGATATTTGATAAAAATTACGAGCTACAACTTTATCTTTAACACCCGAAAAATCACCTATAAAAATTTCAGTTGTTCTAGTGTAACGAAGATAATCAAAAAGTCTTTTAATAGCAAAGTTAAATATACTTTTAATTTCAGTATCTCTTTCTTTATATAATTTTTCTATATCTTCTTTATTTTCTAAAGTTTCTAATTTTAAATTATGCTTGTAATTAACAAACTTTAAATATTTACCAGATATTATTAATGGCTTGAAATTTGGAGTATAACAACTTATTAACACGTCTACACCCAAATCTATACCTGCTTTGTTATTACCTTGTATAGCCTCTGTATTTGATTCATATTCATATACTAAATAGTATCCTGTTTTTTCCTTATGTAATCTAACCATTCTTAAATCTTTTCTTTTAGAATTAAAATTTTTAGCAATAGGAAATTCTATGTCTTTTTTATTCAAACTTAATTTAACTATACCTTTATCATAATTAACTGAATAATTACGCCCAAAAAAAGCAATGAAGAATTCAGAGTCTTTATTTCTAAAAGTTGGTTTAGTATAACTAGCGTCTTTAGCTTGATTTTTTTTCCAATTTTTCATATTTATATTATAATTATTTACTATTGAAAATGTTAAGTTAGAACCTAATTTTTTAAAGCTATTTAAACTTTTAACTATATCAGAATTAGGCTCTATCCAAGCCTGTGAGCCACTCTTTTCGTTGTAGTTGATAAGTTCATTATAACCACTCGTTGCTGTCTTAAAAAGCAAGTATAGAGTTTTTGAATCTTCTACACTTATTTTCTTTAATTGCTGTTTAAAGTAATACATTTTTTTTCTCTATCGCTATAATATTCAAAAGTTTAAATACGTCTTCACTCGAGTTAAAATAATCTATTACTAAAGAATCTAAAAAATCTATCATGTTTTGTTTTGTTTTGTTTAATTCGTTCATTTTGTAACCTCTTTGTTTTATTTTTCTTATAATACTATATACGTTATTTTTAAGTTAGGGGACTTTTCAGACAACTTCTTTCTAGAAATTGTCTAATTCGTCTTGATCTTTTTCTTTTTGAGACTTAAAAGCTGCTAAATCGTAGCAATTTCTACTAGTTTTACCTTCTGTATATTTTGGAGTCTTAACTTTAGTTAAATTTGAGTCAAAAATCTTTTTAATTAGTCTATCAGACATTGTTTTAGTGTCTTCAACTAATATTGTATAAAGTTTTGTTAAGTTTTTACTTGATATAAAATCTTTTTCAAAATCAGTTTCAATAACTTTTAAAGTTTCTTTAATTCCCATGCACGTTGCTACATAAAGATCTGAATATTTATTTTTATCCTCTGCTTCATGATATCTTTCAACAATATCCTCAATTGAATCAGTTAAACTAAATATATCTTTATTTTTAACAGTATTAAATAAAATTTCTGACGGTCCAGACGTTGCTAATTGACTTCTTTTTTTACCTTCAGTTTCATAAAGTTCTGCTGCCTCATATTTATCGTAGTCAAATAATGCTATAAATTCAACAAAAGAATCTAATTCTTCTTTCATTTCTTCTATAAATGTACCAATTCTTTTTATTCCAAAATCGTCTTTAGCTACTGATTTAAGAGTTCTCTGTGGATTGAAATAATTAAATCTTCTATCTGATTGACTCATTTTAACACCATTTAAATTATTTTGACTTAATATAATTAAAAAGTTGTTTTTAGCTTGAAATTCACTTTGTTTTTTAACATTTAATGTAAAAGTATCGTCTGTAATTAATGCTTTTAAATTTTGAGTTGCTTCGTCTGCTTTACTAAAATCTGAAGAAACTTCATTAAAATTTATTAACAATTTGTTCTCTAGAGAAGCATTAAACTCTTTTTTAAGACGACTTGCCATAATTGACGCTTGATATTTTTCTCCGAAAAAATAACGTATTACAACGTCTGTTAGAACACCTTTTCCTGAACCTTCTAATGAAGCGAACATAAATGCAGTAGCTATTTTATCTCTTGTATTGCAAAATGAAGCAAACCAATTTATAAAATGAGTAACAGCTTCTATATCTTCTTCCATTAGATTCATTAATAGAGCATAAATTTTTGGAGCAACTTTTTTTAATTCATGACCACTTTTGAATAATTCTTTTTTATATTCTTTACCTTTTTCTTCTTTAAAATCTTTTCTAATTTTATCTATAGTTCCAAGTTGTGTTAAGTTTTCTTCAAATTCATTATAATTAACACCTAGTCCTGTTTCCCAAAATTGAGGTTTTTTGATATCAAATTCTACATTAACTTTTTTAACAAACTTTAAATCTGAAGTTGGATTTTTAGTTGTATATCCTGCTTTTTGAAATACTTCAAATAATTTATGACCAGCGCTTGAAACTCCCCAAACTTTCTTTTCTTTTGTTTTAGCGTTAAAATAAACATATTTTTCTCTATTATAATCATAAAACATATATGTATCTTTAGTTAATTGACCAGTTTCTGTTAATGACTCGAAATTAGGTTTAAATTCTTCGTCTTCATTTTGCTCAACAACTTCCATTTCAGACAGAGATTTTACTTTTTTATATCTCTTTACAGCTGCCTCTTCTTGTTCTTCTGTCAATTCTTCGTCATTAATATTAAATTTAGAACTTTTTTCACTATCTAAATCATTCATTAAATCTTCAACACTAATTCCTGGATCTAATTTACTAAGCTCTTTTAGTATTTCATTATTTCTTGGAGTAAAATCCTCTAATGTAATCTTTTTATCTTCAAAAGATCTTATCAAGTTTTGTCTCTCTCTTTCTAAGTTTTCAATTTTTGTTATCGTGTTCATTTTGTTACCTCTTTTTTTTAGTTTTATTTTTTTATCTTACTTACTATATACAACTTATTTAACATTGGGGACTTTTTTAGCTAAATTTCTTAGAATCTTTCGATTTTTATTTGAAATAAAGTTAAATAACTCTGAATAAACAATTTTATCTTTATTGTTTAAAAACTTTTCTTGAATATCTTCTTTATTACAAAATTCACAAATATCGTCTAATAAACTATCATTAGAATAATTATCTTCAATATTAAATTTATCTATAATTGAACTATAAAGTAAAGAATGTGTTTTTTGTCTCTCTATTTCTGTTATCATGTTATTACCTCCTTTTGATTTATCTTATAATACTATATACGCACAAATCCTTTTAGGGGACTTTTTATACGTATTTTATAAAAGAATTTAGATAATCTTTAAAAGAAATACAATTATCTTTCTTCATTTGTTTAATTATTTTATGTCCAGAACGTTGTATAATCTTTAAATTATTATCTGATACTAATGACATAGAACTTAAAAAACTATTAATATTAGACGTTGTTATAGTGTTAATATATAGTTCTTTATCTTCAACTGTACAATCAGAGTTTAACATTTCTATAATTAAATTTTCATTTGTATCCAATTTTCTCCTAATTTCTTTAAAATAAATATTTTTTGATATTAATGTTTCTTGTAAATATAAATCTCTTAATAAGCTATTTGCTATATAATCTATATCTGTACTTATGCTGTATCTATGTAATGACTTAATTATAAATCGTGTATAATCAACTTTTGATACAATTAATTTCTTAAACATTTTTTTCTTAAACATTATTTTAATAGCTTTATAAACTATTGGACATATAGAATTATCAATTATTACATAAGTTCTGTCTAAGATAAATTTATCATTAACTATATCTCCTAAATTTTTAATATCTTTTTTAGATACACATAATTTATTATTATCTAAAAGAAAAGAATTAGCTGTAATTTCAGAAATACTAAATTCTCTTTTATTATTTATGATATTTTTTCTCAATCCTTTTTTAATTTGTTTTATGTATTTTTTCATTTTTTTAACCTCTTTTTGTTTTGTTTAAATAGAATACTCTTTTTTTTTAAATATACTTATTTTAGGGTTCTTAAATTAAACGTATTTCAAATAAAATTTGTAATTTACAAAACAGTTAAAAACACTGTGTATAAAGTACTTAAAAAGATTATAAAAAACGGCATATTAATTTTGTATATAGAGTTAGTGATTAAATCGCTAATTTTATATACAAAGAAAAAGCTATTTATTAAATAAATCTCTTAATCTATTAATAATTAATTCAAAATATTTAAGTCTTCTGTAGTCTTACATAGACTTTGATTCTCTTTGTAATTTGCTATATCAACTATTTGAGCATAAAGCTTTACTTGATAAGTAAGTATATAAAATCTAAAAAATTCATTTCTACATAATACTTTTAAGTAAGCTTCGCCATTTGAGTTTATTATTAGATCAATAGAGAAATAATATAATTCCTCTTTATGATTGTTGTTAAATAATTCTATTATAACCTCATTTTCTTCTTTAATAGTAGTAAATCTAAGTATATCGTCCATATCTCTATCTATGATTATTTTATTCGCTATGTCTGTAAAATTATTTAATACACTTTGTTCTTTGTAACTTATTACATGTCCTAATATTGATTGCATAATTACTAACCTCTTACTTTTACTAAATGTTTACTACTAATTACTATTATATTTAAAGCATGATATCTAGAATATCCCTGGCTCATAAAATAATCTAACATTTCATTATATTTTTGTATTTGATAATCTTTATTTCTTTGATCTATTTTTTCATTCATAACTATTTACATTCCTTTAATTTACTTGTTAAACATTTGTCCCATAATTTATCGTCTATATAATCTAAGATTGTATCTTCAAAAGTTAGCTCAATTTCTTCTTTTAAAAAGTCAGAATCAAAATTAAACTGAATATCTTGATCCTCTATATATTTATCAACAGTGTCTTTTACTAATAAAGTTAATATGTCTGTTTTAAAAATTGAATTTTTATTATAATCTAAAAGAAACTTATACAAACTATCTGATAAAATTTCTTTTGTTGATTCTACACACATTAAATCTTTAAATACTTGTTTGACCATATTAAAATTTACATAAGAATTAATACTCAACATTATTTTAACTCTTCTAAATCCTGTTTTATAAAAATTAATTCTTGAATTTTATAAGCTTCTTCAGTTGTAAACTTACTTTTCATTATTTTATCTAATTCTAATTCAGTTTTGAACTCTAATAATATTAAAATATAGTGTAAGTGCATATCAACTATGAGCTTCTTTCTTACACGATACTTAACAATGTTAAGACTTTCAATTAAACTGTCTCTAATTAAGTCTAAGCTATCAATTTTACGTATGTTGTCTAAGAACACGGCTTTCTTTAATCTACCCATTGGATTATTTTTTAAAGAATGTATATCATTTATCAATTCTTCTTTAAATGTTAATTCTTTTGTTTTAAAAATGTCTGTCCATTTTCTTTCTTCTTTTTGTTTTTTCATTTTGTTTTTACCTCTTTTGTTTTATTTATACTATTATCTCATATTTTTTAAAATAAAAGCTTTTTGTGGAAATAAGAATCTTTTCAGAAACACATTTATGCATTAATAAATATTAAAGCTTGTTTTAAAGATTTTGGATAGTAAAGATATTTATCATTTGAAACATATATATCAATAATTTCATATTTATTATCTTTTTTTAAAGTTTCTAAAGTTAATTCATTTCCATTAATTTCTAATACATAATCTTTTTTAGAACCTTCTATAAATTCTATTAATTCAAATTGGCCATTTATAGCAACATTAATTTCTCTTAATTTATTTAACGTTCTTTCTAAGTTTAATTTAATCATTTTATTTTTAACCTTTTAATCTTTTTACTTACTTACTTACTATATACGTTATTTTCATTATTGTGGACTTTTTCACCTAAATTTATCAAAATACTTTTAAAAGAATAATAATGATTATTTATTTTTTTAGATTCTTCAAGATAAATATCAAATGTTAATGTATCTAATGTATATGTCTTAAAATGAATATATATTAATTGCTTAATTCTATATTCTAATCTATATTCTAAACTATCATAATATTCTTTATCGTCTTCTCTATTTACATTTTCTTTTAAGAATAAAAGTGCATTATGTAAATTTTTCATTAAATTAGATCCAGTTTTTTCTTTTATGTTGCTTGTATTAAATAATTTTTCTAACTTATTCATTTTAAACCTCCTTGATTTAACTTACTTACTATATACATTATTTTTATCATTGGGGACTTTTTTATTCAAATAAAAATATGAATTTATAAATTGTTTTAAAATATAATACTATTACACTATATAAATAAAAAAAAGAGGTGATAACTAAATGTGTAAAAATATAATAAATTTTATATATATAAATATGGGTACAGATACATACAAATTAAAAGATTTTGAAGACGATTGTGATTATTTAATTATTAAAGAAATAAATAATAAATATTCAGACAAAATATTCTTAAATAAAGTAATATATAATAGATTAAAAAATAAATTAAAATCATATAATAAAGATTATAATAATGTCTTTCTTAAAAAAATATTTAATCTATTTAAAAAGAGAGGTTCTTAAAATGTTTTTTGAGATACTTATGTCATTAATTATAATTGTAATTTTATTATTAAACTATTTAATTATATATCAAATAAGCTTCTTCATGATTTTATCAACATTAATATATTTTATATCTAAGAATGCTTTAAATTTTGAATAAAATACAAATAATACAAAAGTGTAAGAAGTGTAAGAAAAGTGTAAGAAAAGTGTAAGACTCTGTAAGCCCTATATTTGGGGCTTTACCAACCTTTTCACTACCTCTCTTACAATATTACACTTAATTTAAGAAAATAGAATATATAGTAAGTGGGTACTAAAATATATGGCGTGGGTGCGTGTCACACATTAACTGAAAAAAGTGTAAGAAATGTAAGAGATTTTTAAAACATGCTTGAAACACCGCTGTCAGCGCTAGAATCTGTCTTACACTTTTCTTACAAAACTCTTACAAAAAGTGTAAGAAGTGTGTAATATTACAAAAAATTGACTAAAAATACTCTTACAGCTATAATTACATAAATAAAAAAGAAGGGGTGAAAAAATGTGGATTACAACAATTTTAAGTGTTTTTACTAATAATAAGAACATATTTAAGTATATTTCTATCGGAATTGGAATATTAACTGTATTATATTTTTATAATGATTATAGTAATTTAAAAGAATCTAAGATAAAGTTAAATAAAGAAATAGTTGTAAAACAATCTACAATAAACTCTTTAAATAATAGTATCAAAGAATTTCAAAAAGAAAAAACTAAATTAGAAAATTATTATATTCAAGAATTAAAGACTCAAGAGCTTATAAATAATAATGTTAATATAGTTATTAAAAAAGCTAATCAAAAAACTAAAATATTATATAGAACTATATATAAAGATAGAGTAGTTTATAATAAAGAAAAACCAGGTGAAAACTTAGTTAATTTATTTAATAATTTAAGAGGTGAAAAAAAATGAGAAAAGTAGTATTAATATCAATGTTATCTTTATTTTTGATAACAGGTTGTAGTTTTAAAGAAGATCCAATTATCATTGAAAAGAATAAATATGTTTATCAAAAGATTTTTATACCTGACAATTTGCTTACTAATGATAAAAGTATTAAAGTTCCAGAAATAACTACTGAATTAAATAATATTGATTTAGAGAAAATTGAAAAATATATATTTGATTTATATACTACTTTAGATATGTGTGAAATAAGAACTAATGAAATAAAAAATATTGTTTTAGAATTCAATGATAAGGTAAAGGAAAATGGAAGAGATAAGTAATAACGATCTATTGGCTGAATGCCAGGAAATATACGACTTTAATCTTAAAGCTCTTTCTACGCATGTATATACGCTAATGTGTGCTGCTAATAGAAGAAAAATAAATTATAGTAAGATTATAAGAGATTTAGATAATCAGAAGAATATAGATACATATAGATTATTTTTATTTAAAGTAATGGATAGTTTTAAAACTGAAATAGAAGAATATAAAGATATTACTAAATTTCAGATTAGAGGAACACATGCAAGTTTATTATATTGTTTTGAAAATAAAAAAGTGATTGATAAATTAGATATAATACAAAAAAGTAGATTAGAAAAAGAATTAGTTGAAGTAATATATTATGCAGAAAATCTATTAAAAGAGGTCCAAAAATGAGTGAAAAAGATAATTCAACAAGTAAGCCAAGGAACACTTTAAAAAAAGAGACTAGAGGAAGAAAGCCAAATCCAGACACTAAAAAGAAGCGTCCAGTGAAGGCACCGCCTAAAAAACCTTCAGATTCTTTATTAGGTATAGCTAAACAATATTCAGGATTTGAGTATTATGAAGACGAATATATAACTAAGCAGCAATGCGCATTTTTAGCTATATTTGAAAGAAATTTAGGTAATATATCTAATGCATTAAAAGGAATTGGATTAGTATCTCGTAAAACATATTATAAATGGAGAAAAGAGAACGAACACTTTGATAATTTATGTGAAGAAGTTAAAGAGGCACAAATAGATATGGTAGAGAGTAAATTACAATCAAATATAATTGACGGTAATCTAATCGCTCAAATGTTCTATTTAAAAACTATTGGGAAAAATAGAGGATATACTGAAAGACAAGAAATAGAAAGTAAAGTTGAAGTTGTCGGATTTGATTTTGTAGAAGCAACAGACGAAGACGTAGATTAAAAAATATTTGCATTAATTTCAATAATGAAGTAAAATACGGTAATTAAACAAAAGAGGATAAAAATGAAATTATTACAATTAATAGTTATTTTAGCTTTTACATTACTTATATCTTATGCTATATCTCTACCTATATTTTATTTTATGAATATAGAATTAACAAAAGATTTATTTTTAAGTAATTATATTGTATTAGTTTTATTTAATTTAAGTATTTTATATGTAGGTAAATTAAAAAAGAGAGGTAAATAAAAATGGATAACTTTTCTAAATATGAAAATCTTAGATATTATTTATCATATGAAAATATAGAAACAACTGTAATGAATTTTACAGAATCTAAATTTCCAAAAGATTCTAAAGAGATTAATTTTGTAATTATATGTTATTTAAACAAAGAAGATAATCATATAATAAAATATTTAGAGAATGAAAGTTACGATTTTAGTTTAATTAAAAATGTTTTAACAGCAGTAATTTAAAAAGAGGTGTTATATGAAAGTTAGAGCACGAGTTAAACTATTATCACACCAGATAGATTTTATGCACGAGACAGCACAGTATCCAGCACTTGTAGGTGGTTTCGGATCAGGTAAGACAGAAGCTGGTATATTTAGAACATTTAAGTTTATGGCAAAATATGGTCAACAATTTGAAGCTTACGGAGAAAAATATGTTTTTGGAATATATGAACCAACTTATGATTTAATCAGATTAATTCTATATTCAAGATTTGAACAAATATTATCAGGTTTAAAAATAGGTTATGTTTTAAATAAATCTGAAAAAACTTTAACTATTCCAAAATTTAACACGATTATTATTTTTAGATCTATGGAAAATGAAGATAAAATTGTAGGTTATGAACACGCTGATTTCTGGATAGACGAATTAGATACACTTAAAAAATCTAAAGCTAAAGGCGTATTTGAGAAAATTATAGCTCGTAATCGTTTAAATAAGCCAGATAACGAGTTAAATACAGGTTGTATAACAACTACTCCTGAAGGTTATAGATTTGTATATGAAAACTGGAAAAAGACTAAAAAGCCAGAAAAATATAAAATAATTAAAGGTAGAACAGAAAATAATATATTTCTTCCAAAATCTTATGTTGAAGATTTAAGAGAACAATATCCAGAAAATTTAATAGAAGCCTATTTAAACGGTGAATTTGTTAATTTAAATAGTAGCAATGTTTATACAAGCTTCTCTAGAAACGATAATAATACTAAATATAATTTATCTAAAGACGATAAGGTTTTGCACATAGGAATGGATTTTAATGTCGGAAAAATGTCTGCAGTTATAGCTGTGTGGGACGAAGAGGAACATGAGATATTAGTTATTGACGAGATATTTGGGGCTTTAGATACTCCAGAAATGATTATTACATTAAAAGAAAAGTATTATGATTATAATTGTTATGTATATCCTGACGCAGCAGGGGCTCAAAGAAAAAGCGCTAATGCTTCGATATCAGATATTAAATTATTACAACAAGCAGGTTTTTTATTAAGAAAAAGTAATAAGAATCCACTTATTAAAGATAGAGTAATGAGTGTTAATAGTATGTTTAAAAATGCTAAAGGAATTAAAAGATTATTTATAAATGTTAAAAATTGCCCAATTTTAACTGAAAATTTAGAGCAACAAGTTTACGATCCGAAAACAGGACAACCTGACAAAACACAGAATCAAGATCACATGATAGACGCTCTAGGATACTTAATTTATAAACTTTATCCTATTAAAAGACAATTATTTTTAAATTGATTAGTATTTAGACTATTTAGTGATTAAATTTTATACAACTATATATATTTTAGATATTATAAAGATTAGGTTATAATTACGATAATAAAAAACGAAGAGGTATTAATAAAATGGTAAATTTTAAAGATAAAGATTTAGAAGAAAATGAAAAATACTTAAATTTAGTTAATTCTGTTTATAGAGGTGTTAGAGATATTAAATCTAAGACATATCTAACTCAATATGATTTAGAAGAAGATTCTAAATATTTAGAGAGACTTGAGAATGCTACGTTATACAATTTTTTAAAGAAATCAGTAGATAATTTAAGTTCTGTTTTGTTTAGAAAATCTTTAAAAGTTGATTATAAAGTAAAAAATGAAAAGTTTATTAAAAATATTGACGGTAAAGGGTCTTCATTAAATCAATTTTCTAAAGAAGTTTCAAGAGAAGCTCTTAAAGACGGATTAGCTTATATCTGGGTAGATAGTCAACGAGTAGATCAAGCTGTATCAGTGTCTAATATAGATAATATACAACCTTATTTAAAACTTATTAAGAGAGAGAATGTTTATTCTAAAAAAATAGTATTTGAAAATGGATTAGCTGTATTAAAACAAATTGTTTTTAATCAAACTATAGACGTTGAAAAAGACGGTGAAGATTTTGAAACTGTAGAAAAAGAGATATATATAGTTTTAACTGAAAATGGAGGAAAAATTTGGTCATTAAAAGACGGTTCTAAAGAAGTTTATGAAGAAATAGATAGCTGGGAAAATACATTAGGTTTAGTTCCAGTAATTCCTATTTATTCAGCTAAAACTGGATTTCTTGAAGCTGATATACCTTTACTTGACTTAGCTTTTATGAATTTAAAACATTTTAATTCTCAATCAAATCTTGATTCTATATTAAGATTAGCAGCTGTTCCAGTACCTATCGTTTATTCAGATAATGAATTCGATAAGAATACATTGAAGAAAGAAGGATTAACTATCGGTGTTAATAAAGCTTTAGCATTTAATGATAAAAGCAAAGAAGGTTTTGAATTTGTAGAAATACAAGGTAATTCAATAGATAAACTAGAAAACAATCTAATTAAAATTGAAGAAAGTATGGATAAAATGGCTTTATCAGTATTAACTTCAAATAGCTTTAATACAGCAACAGAAGCTAAAATAGCAGATAGTAATAGTAATCTATTTTTAATGGACCTAGCAATGAGCTTAGAAGACGGATTAAATTCAGCATTTAAAATAATGGAGCTATATATCGGAATTAAATTAGATATAACTGTATCTATTAATAAAGATTTTGAAAGCTTAGGATTAGACGCTCAAACTATAGATAAATATATATCTTTAAAAAGAGAAGGTTTAATTTCTATCGATACTCTTTGGGACGAATTAATAAAAGGTGAAGTTTTAAACATATCTGATTATGACGTTGAGAAACAAAAAATAACAGACGAATTGAATACACTATAAGTATTCTTTTCTATTATTGAGCGGAGCGCTGAAAGGCGTAAGCCGTCTAAAATAAGAGGTTTTAAATGAATGAAATTGACGCACAAATAGCACAAGAAATATTCTTTGAAAAATACAAATATATATCTATTGAAGATTTTGAAGATTTAATGCAAAAATCATATAATAATATAATGACTAAGATATTAAAAAATCCAGGTGCATATAATAATAAAAGATTAAAATTATTATTGAAAGATATTAAATCTGAATTAACTTCTATATATTCTATTACAGAAACTGAAAATTTAAGTGAATTAGAATTAGTTACTGGAACTTTTTTAGCTTCAGAATCTAAAATAATGAAAACAAAATTAGATACTAAACTTTTAGACCAAGTTTTTAACTTTGAAAATGATTATGTTCAAGGTTACACATTTGCAGAATTATTTCAAACTCAAAATGCTCAAACATATAATAGAATTAAAAAAATATTAACAGTAAATCTAATACAGGGAATAAATCCTAAAGAATTTAGTAATGAATTACACAATGCTCAAGTAAGATTAACTAAAGCTCAAATGTATACGTCTACTAGAACATATGCTAAATCATTAAGAGAAAAGACTAAGAATGAGACTGAGAAGACTTTAAAAGGAATGAAAGGTAGAATGTCATTAGCTACTTTAGATTCAAATACAAGCGCTATATGCATAAAAAAAGATAAAGAATTTTATGATATAAAAGAATTTAAAAAGAGAGAAGATATATTAGATAGACCACCTAGGCATTTTAATTGTCGTAGTATATTAGTTAGAATAACTGAAGATACACTATCTTATACACGCGCAAGCAATGGAGATAAGAAAGAACAGGTAGATACAAGAACTACATTTAATTCATTTCTAAAAAGAAATCCAGCAACTGCTAAAAAATTATTAGGAACTAAAAGGTATGATTTATATAAATCAGGTAAATATAATGTAAATGAGTTTATATCAGATAATGGAACTTGGTTTAATCTTGACGAGCTAAAAACAGAGTTAACATAAATATTGTATAAATTAATAATGTGGATCCGATTATTAAATATGTTTCCACTTTTAATTGAAAAATATTAATGTAGACACAAAAAGAGTTAAAATAATAATAAATCTTGAATATATATAGTATTCCATTTTTAGTACCTCTTGATTTAGTTTAGTAATTGTATCGTAAAAACGAGATAGAGAGAATTAACTCTCTAATATCTTAATAACTGATTTAGTTATTTCTTTTCTTGATAAATTACTTTCAAGAATACTTATAAGATTATTTTTATTATCTACGATTCGTTGAGATAACGTAAAAGAATCTATTTTAAACATATTTGATAATTCAGATATTGAATCAATCAAACTCATAACTCTCTTAAAACCAATTGATTTTTTATCAACTAATTTTATTATTGAGATTAAGTTAACTTCATTTATATTTTTATGAATTAATTTATGAACATATTTATAAAGTTTGTTAACTTCATTTTCTTTTTCTTCAATTTCTAAATCAATAGTAATTGATATATGTTTAACAGATAAACCAAGTTTTCTGTGCATTGCTCTTTTTTTAGTTCTTTCTAATCTACTAAGCATTAATTAATCCTTTTGAATTTAATTCATTTAAGAATTTATTTATAGCTAATTTAGCAACTTCATTTTTACATAACATAATTGCAGTAACTGCAACTAATCCATTTTTAACATTTCTCATAACTTACGCCTTGTTTTAATTTTCAATGAAAGAGTCATTCCGGTGTCTCGTTTCATATACATTGTAATATGTATAAATAATATTAAATAGTAGATATACAGTATTTTAATTGTATAAGTTTTAACCAATTTATGCCTATTTTTTAATCAATTATATATTTTTTGACTTTTTTTGATAAAATAACTATAATATCGTTATCTAAAATAAAGAGAGGTAACAAAACATGTGGGAAACATTATTAAAAGAATTATCAGATAATCCAACTGCACTAGCTGAAGCTAAAAAATTACAAGGAAATTATAACACTCTAAGTTCAGAAGTTGCGACGCTTGAAGGTAAGCTTACTGAAGCAATTACTAAGCGTGATAAGTATAAAAACTTTACTAAATCAGTAAAAGGTAAATTGGGATTTGAAGAAGGTGAAGAATTGTCTGACGAAGTTTTAGAATCAAAAGTTTCAGGACTTTTAACAAATGCAGGACAAAGTGCAACAGATAAAGAGAAAATAGCAAAACTTGAAATAATTAAATTAGAAGAAACTATAAATAATTTAAATAATGATTTAATAACTGCTAAGAATGGTAATTCTAAAGCTGTATTAGATTCTAAACTTGAATTAGAACTATATAAGACTACACAAGGTGTTAGTGCTATAAATCCAAAAGCTAATCAAATGATTATCGACGAATTAAAATCTGGTGCAACTTTTGAAGAAGGTAAGATAGTATTTAAGGGTAAAGACGGTACAACAGTTAGAAAAGACGGAGTAGCATTATCTCTATCTCAAAAATTAGAAGATATTAAAGCTTCAGAAGATTATTCATTCTTATTTAAAGCTGACGTAAATTCAGGTTCAGGAACTCAAACAGGAAATACAAAAGGTGGAAATGCTGGAGAAAGCGATTTCGCAAAACAAAAAAGAGCACAAGCTGCAAAATTAGGAATTAAACTATAAAAAGTTTGGTTCTTAAGTTATCTTATGATATAATAACATTATGAATAAATGAGGTTAGTAGCCCTTTATTCTGTTTTGTTTTTTTTCAATTATCATTCCGGATAAACCTCGAGATATCATTTTTAAGTAAATGTTATCTCAAATCACTTCACAAATAAATCAAAAATAACACTTATTTCACTTATTAAAAAAAATATGATACAATTCTACATGCAAAAAAAAGAGGTTTTGGATTAAACTTATTTTTTAACTATATTTTAAACTTTGGATTAAGTTATAAAAATATTATTTAAGACAAAAAAAATCAAATTACAGAGAGGTAATTATTATGACAAAAATCGCAGACATATTCAATCGTGTTTTATGGGCAATCGAAGATTTTCTTACAACTTCAGAATTAACTAATGTAGTAAATTCAGGAATCGTTACTGGAGACGCTAAAATTGCAAATGTTGTTTCAAACATGGATACTGGAACTAAAATATCTATTCCATTTGTTCAAGAAGAAACTTATGTAGAAAGTAATATTTCAAATGACGCAGATACTGACGCAGCAATCGCAAAACTTAGTAAAGTTGAAGCAGACGCACGTGTTACATTCCTTAATAAAGTATGGGGAGAAAAAACAATAGCAAGATTAATCGGTTCAGGTGCTAATACTCTTGATTATGCTAGATCTTATTTCTCAAAGCATTGGGCTAAAGAAATTCAAGCTAGAATGTTAAGTATCCTCGACGGTGCTATAGCTTCTAATAAAGCTAATAATGCTTCTGATAATGTTCTTGTTGATATTGCTAATAAGTTCTCTTATGCGCTTACAATAGACGCTTTACTTAAAACTGGTGACCACATGGACAACTTCGATACTGTTGTTATGCATAGTTCAGTTATGGGCGAAATAATGAAAAATGACGCTGCTTCTATAACTACTGAAAGAGATTCTACTAATGGAATAGTAAGAAAATATTACAATGGACTTGAAATTATAATGAATGACGCTGTTACTATAGTAGCTGACGCAGTGAATGGTAATAGAGCAACAACTATATTCATTAAAAAAGGTGCATTTGTTTTTGAACCTGCTAAAGTAGACTTTCCAGTTGAACAAGGTAGAAATGAACTAGACGGAAACGGTGGTGGATCTGATTACGTTATAACTAGATTAGGTTTCCTTTTACACTTAAACGGTTATTCTTATGTTGGAACTCCTGCAGACGTATCTCCTTCTGTTGCAGAGCTTGCTGACCCTACAGCTTGGACTCGTTTAGTTCCTGCTAAATTAGCTCCATTCGTAGCTTTAGAAACTCTTATCTAGGGTTTCTTTAATATTGAGAGAGTACCTTTGCTCTCTCTATCATTTTAATAAATTAAACTTCTAACTTTCATATCTTAAAACTTATAACTAGATATTACATATCTGTATAACTATTCACATAAATTTAACCTTAAACTTAAACTTTACTTAAATACAATAATTATTCACATTTCATTTAAATAATTTAAAGTGATATAATTTTAATAAAAAAGAGGTATTGAAAAATGGGATATGTAAATAATAATAATAAAGAATTAAATCCACATGAAATAATTTTAGGTATTGATCAATCTTTTTCAAATACTGGATTTTGTGTTTATGATTGTCAAACAATTATAGAAGCTTCATGTATATCTACTAAAAATGATAAATCATTAGAAGAAAGAATACAAATTATAGTTAAAGAAATGTTAATTATAATTAAACGATATGATATTAAGCAAGTTGTTATAGAGGGAATGAGTTTTGCTTCAATGCAGGCCTCAATTAGACAACTGGCCGGACTATTTTATGTTATCTTATATGAGCTAAACAAAAAGAAAATAAAGTACGACATTATACCTCCTTTAACTTTGAAGAAAGCTGTAACAGGATCAGGTAAAGCAACTAAACAAGAAATGATAGATAAGGTTGAACTAAGAGAACAAATGATATTATCAGATCAATCTAATATTAAAATTGGTGCTAAGAAATTTGAGGATATAGTAGATTCTTATTGGCTCTCAAGATATTATAATTTATAAAATATAATAAGTGTAAGAAATGTAAGAAAAGTGTAAGAAAAACGTAAGACTCTGTAAGCCCTATATCTTGGGCTTTATAAACCATTTTACATACTCTCTTACAATATTACACTTAATTTAAGAAAATAGAATATATATAGTAGGTGATATGTAGAGAGGCCTGAAACTTAAACAGGGTACAAAAGTTGTAGTATATATACAGTTGTGAGATATTAACCTGAAAAAAGTGTAAGAAATGTAAGAGATTTTTAAAACATACTTGAAACACCGCTGTCAGCGCTAGAATCGGTCTTACACTTTTCTTACAAAACTCTTACAAAAAGTGTAATATTACAAAATTTGACTAAAAAAATTAAAAAATGTATAATTACGGTATCTCAAAAGAGAAATAATCAGGGTATGGTGAATAATTATGACAAAAACAGAAGCAATAAAAGAATTAGAAGATAGAGGTGTTGAATTTGACAAATCATTAAGTTCTGCAGATATTAAAAACTTATTAAAAGAAGTTATTAAAGTTGAAGAATTAAATGTTGAAAATGAATTAGAAGATAATTCAGTAAATGGACAAGAAGATTTAACTATAGAAGCTGATAAGACTGTAGATCCAGAAGACGAAGAAAACGATACTACATTTTGTATAGAAGAAGAAGAAGAAGAAGATACTGACATAGAAGACGAGGTTAAACCTAATTATTCTAAAGTGAAAAAGATTGAGACAGGTTGGATAACTGAAGACGGTAAAACACATGGTTCAGTTCATGACGCAGCAAAACATGCCGGAAGTCTTTAAGGCTTTTGCATAACTAATATATTTATTGTATAATTCTTTTAATTAAAACAAAGAGGTGCAATAAATGTATGATTTTATAGAATACAACAAAACAAACTTATTAACTGCAACAAGCTATATATCTGTAGCTACACTTAAAGCAATAAATACTAATAATATTATGATTAATTTTACTGATATAACTGCATTTACAGACGCTCAATTAGAAAATCAATTAATTAATGCTACTCAAATATTAGATAATTTAATGTCATGGAATGGATTTAAACAAGACTCTACACAGCGTTTAGAATTTCCGAGGGATTACGAGGTTGATTATGTCTTATCGGACGATATACAGCTAGCTACAGCTTATATTTGTGCAAACATTGCTAATGGAACTATAAACACTATTTTAGTAGTAGATTCTGGAATACAAGTTAAAAAAGAAAAGGCTGACGTTCTTGAAAAAGAATATTTCCAGGCAACTAGTTCTACTAATGCAGCATTTGCTAATAATCCATATCTTGAAAATTTACTTTATAATTATATAGGTGGCGGATCAATGTTTATAAATGTAAATAAGGGGTAAATTATGGCAGGTTTTCACAATGTAGCTAAAGAGCTACTAACAACATTTGGATTTGAATTAGACGTAAATAACTATGGAATTTCTTCTTTTAATATAGAAGAGGGACAAAATATAAAAACTTTAATTAAAACTGAAAAAGGACTTGGAGCATTTATTCAATTAGATTCTGGAATATTAAAAGAAAATGGATATAGTTATTTTGAAGGTGATAAACAAATATTATTAAATGTTCCATTAACTTTTAAAGTTGATATATCTACACGTATAGTAATACAAAGTGTGTTATATACAATATCTTTTATATCAGAAGTAAAAGACGTTTTTGAAACAGCTATTTATAAAGTTGTTATTAGAGAAGATAAAGAGATTTAGTTATGATAAATATACCTTCAAATTCTCAAATATCTAAAGAAATAAAAGATTTAAAAGAAGAAATGTACTTAGAATTTGAAAATGAAGTTGAAATGTTAAAAGACGAATTAGTTGTAATGACTCCTGTTCAAACTGGTTTTTTAAGAGATTCTTGGAATAATGTAGAAAAAATAGGACCAGGTAAATATGTTCTTGTAAATACAGCTAATTATTCAGAGATTGTATTGATAAGAGGACTTAAAAACGGACAACTTCCGCAAGGCGTATTACCACACGTTAGACAATGGAAAGATAAATTTAAATAAAAGAGGTTAAATAATGAATCATTCAACAATATTAAAGAAAATACATACTACATTTATAAATGACTGGATAGATAGTAAAGTTAGACTAGATTCAAGCGAAGAAATTAAAGATAAAATACCTTATATTTCTTTATCTTATCTTCCACAATCTACAAAACAAAGATTTTTAACAGCTGGAGACGCTGGATTAAATTTTAAAGGTAATTTAAGAATAACTATTTACGAAAAAAATCCTACGAAAAATCTAGAATTGTTAGATAAAGTAGTTTTGTTTTTAAGAAATAAATCAATAAATGGACTAAAATATACAGAACAAGAAGGTTTAGGTGCACCATTTAGATCTACACCAGGTGATCTATACGAAAGCTTTGTAGACTTCGAAGCATGCTTAATTCACTAGTTCTACAAAAATAAGATATAATACGTTTATAAAAAATAAATAAAAGAGGTAAATCATTATGGCAAATAATTGTTCAAGCGTAACAGGTTCTAATCTTGTTGTACGTGCAAAAGAAGAAATAGCTTACGGTCAATCTGAAAATACAGGATTTGAAACTATATATGTTAAATCAAATTCAATAAATTTTTCTCAAAATGAGGTAGAAAGTGAGCTTATGACTGCGGGTAGATCACCTTCAAGAACTGGGAAAGGTAATATAGAAGTTACAGGTTCTTTAGAAGTAGCAATAGATAATGTATCAACTGGTTTCTGGCTTAAACAACTTTTAGGTGACTATTCAGTAGCAGCAGCAGGTGCAAAATTTAATCATACATTCAAAATATCTGATACTTGTACACCAAGTTTTCAAGTTGAAAAAGGTCTTTTAGGAACTGATATTAACTATAAATCTGTAGGTTTAAAGGCTAATTCATTATCTCTAGATTTTGGCGGTGAGGGTGAAATGATTGGAACTGTTGACGTTATCGGTAAGAATGAGTATTTCACTTCTGTTCAAGACGATAGTCCAGTTGCTAGCTTTTCAGTTGATTATGCAATAAATACTAAAAATATTACATTAGTTGACGCGTCAGCATTATCTGCAGGTGATACTGTTACATTAGCTGTTAAAAAAGGAACTGTTAGCGCATTAGCAACAGCAGGTAATTCAGTTATAGCTGTAGGAGCTGGCGAAGGTGTTAATTTTGCTTCAGGTAATTTTATAAAATTAGGAAATGTTGTTTATCAAGTTAAAGCTGTATCAACAGATCTTTTATATCTTTCAAGAAGTTTAGAAATAGACGTTACAGCTACTACTATAGTTTTAAATGTTTCTGAAACTAATAAGATAGAATCAGTTACAGGTAATGATATAGTTCTTGTTAACGGTATTAAGCAAGCTTTAGT